AATTAAAGGTTTTAGATTTTGATGCGAGTACAGCTGAATATGCACAGTTCAGTATTGCAATGCCAAAATCATGGAATTTAGGTACTGTAACATATCAAGTTTTTTGGAGTCCCGGTAATACGGATACAGGAGACTGTCTTTGGGATCTTCAAGGTGTTTCATGCACCGAAGGTGACACAGCCGACGTAGCTTTTGGAACGGCTATAGAAGTTACAGACGCTGGAATAGGAACTGTAGAAGATGTGCAAATGAGTGCGGTAAGTGGTGCAGTGACAATTGCTGGATCTCCTGCCGATGATGATTATACATTTTTTCAAATATTTAGAAATGCAGCAGATGGTAGTGACGATTTTACTGGTGATGCCAGATTATTAGGAGTTAAATTATTCTATACTACTGACGCTGCTAACGACGCATAGGAGTAATAGAACATGTCTTTTGGATACCAAGTCTTAGGTTTTGGAGCTGGTGGTGGTTTATCACCAACATATTACATTGAATATTTAGTTGTCGCTGGAGGCGGCGGAGGTGGATCTGGAAACGGAGGAAACCAAAACTGTGGCGGTGGCGGCGGTGCCGGAGGTTATAGAAATAATGGTCCGGGATCTGCAGGCAATGCGTCTACAGGATTTGCTGTCGAGCTAGGTACAACTTATAACACAAACGTAGGTGGCGGAGCAGGCCAAAGAAGTTCAGGATCTGCTTCAGGATTCTCAAACATCAGTACAGTTGGCGGAGGCGGTGGAAAAGGTAATTCTCAAAACGGTCTTCCTGGAGGTTCTGGAGGAGGAGCGGGAGGCCCACAAGGGCACAATTCCACAAACTCTGGAGGACCAGCAACATCAGGAGAAGGAAATGTCGGCGGAAACGCTGGTCCATTTTCTGGCGCTAGAGCAGGCGGCGGAGGTGGAGGTTCAACTAACGCAGGCCAAAATGCACCTGGAAACTCTGGAGCATCTGGAGGAGCAGGAACTACAATCAACGTCTCAGGATCAAGTGAGACTTGGGGTGGTGGCGGCGGATCATCTAAAGGTGGCTCTGGATCAAACGGGTCAGGAGGATCTGGGGGCGGCGGTGCCGGAGGTACATCAGGTCAAGCGGGTCAGTCAAATCGTGGCGGCGGCGGAGGCGGCGGCGGAGAATCGATTCAAGGTGGATCGGGCGGCTCTGGTGTTGTCTATTTAAGAATACCCACAGCTAGATTTAGTGGTACTACATCTGGCGTTGCATCACAGAATACGTCCGGATCGGATACAATATTACAATACACTGGGTCTGGGAGTTACACTGCGTAATGGCTCACTTTGCTGAAATTGATGATAACAACAACGTTGTTATAGTTCTTTGTGTTGACAATAAATTAATTGGTGAAGGACAGGGCGGAGAAAGCGAAGCAGCTGGTATTGCTCACCTAAGAACAATTAATGGTGCAGACAAAAACTATATTCAAACTTCTTACAATACTTTAAGAGATGAACATCTTGATGGTGGTACAGCCTTTAGATGGAACTATGCAGAACCTGGTTCTGTTTGGGATCCTGAAAATGGAGGTTTTATTCCTATCAAACCATTCGCTTCTTGGGTGTGGAACGACACTACAAAAGACTGGGAACCAACTACTGGTTATCCACCAGAAGGTACGGGTATAGTAGCTTCATGGAATGAAGACGAGGGACGTTGGGATAAATGGGACGAAGCCAGTGAAACCTGGTCACCATATACCTGGTAATTGACTTTTAATCTATCATTGGTATAAGCATATTTAAGAAAGTAAATATGTATCTTAAAAATTATTATTGGTTTTTTGAAGGGGCTGTCCCTTCTAAAATATGTGATGACATTGTAAAGTTAGGAGAAGAAAAACAAACTTTACAAGCAGTTACCGGACAGACAAAAAAAGAAACTAAAAAAACAGATATAAAAAATCAAAGAAACTCTAGTGTATCTTGGATAAGTGAGCCATGGATATACGAAGAAATAAATTCATATATAAACGCAGCAAACATGAATGCAGGTTGGGGTTTTGAGTGGAGTTGGAACGAGCCTTGTCAGTATACTACATACGAGCCAGGACAGTTCTATGATTGGCACTGTGATATGTATCAAGAACCTTTACAAGACGAACACAATCCTAATCTACATGGTAAATTTAGAAAACTATCTATGAGCTTAATGCTTAATGATAGCTCTGAGTATGAAGGAGGAAACTTTCAATTTGATTATAGAAACTATAATCCTAATAATGTCTCTGAAGAAGATAAAATTATTACTGCGACACAGGTTAAAAAGAAAGGATCTATAGTAGTATTTCCTTCTTTTGTATGGCACAGAGTTACTAAAGTAACAAAAGGGGTAAGACATAGTTTAGTGAATTGGAGTGTAGGTGCTAAATTTATTTAAGAAAAAACCGTATCTACATTTTTGGTCGTCCGTTTCAGACATAGAAAAAATAGAACCTATAAGATCTGCAACAAAAGTTATACCAGAGTGGTTTAAAAATCTTAGAAATTTTCCTCCATCTATGGATAAAGAAGTAGATTCAGGAACAGTTAAGATGTGTCCATCATTTATATCTTATTTTAAAACTCTTTACACCATGACATTGTGGTGTGATATAAAAATTAAAATAGATGATAACTATAATCAATGGACAACTCCGGATTCTAGATTTAGTTTGTCGGCTCATCATTCTTCACAAATGAAAGATCATTTACCACACCATGAAAAAGAGAGAACCAAAATAATTATGAAAGCAAATTGCCCTTGGAGAGCAAAGACATCAAAAGGATATATGTTAATGCAGTTACCTTGTACCTATGATTATAATCCTATATTCGAAGTGCCACCAGGATTTATAGAAACCTCTTTCTACCATGAAATAAATCCACAATTAATATTTAGACAAAGAGGTGAGTTTTTTATTAAGAGGGGCACACCCCTATGCCATTATGTATTAGTAAAAAAAGAAGAAGTAGATTTTAAAATATTTAGTAAAAAAGAATATTTTAAAATTGACCCTACCTATGAAACAATAGTTAAGACAAAATTTCATAGAGTGTTTAAAGAGATGGAGAAAAGGAATGAAGACTCCAAGGATTAATTTATCTGATAGAGAGTGGTTCTATCGTTATGTAAAGAGAGAATCATGGACACCCATACAGAATCATGGCTACATGTCGGATCAGTATGGAATCGACCATCCATTTAAATATCAATTAGCTGCGTATGAAAAGTTAATTGAAGATATGGATTTAGAAGGCAAGGATATAGTAGAGATTGGTTGTGGATATGGTGCGGGTATAGATTATCTAAATAAAAAATATGGTCTAGATATTTTAGGTATTGATACAGAGGCAGAGTTTATAAAGTATGCAAGAGAAAAACATAAAGGTAAATTTATACTTGAAGATTTTTTAAAACCATTATTTCTACAACCAGATAGTTACGATGTTGTTTTAATTTTAGATTCTTATTTATTTTTTTGTGACTCCGGAAAATTTTATGTGCACCTAAATGATTTAGTTAGAGACAGAGGCAGAGTTGTAATATCAGATATTTTTTCAAAAGATGATGTAGATATATATGTTACAAAAATGAAACACTGTAATTTTATATTAAAGAAAAAAGAAAACATAACAAAGCAAACAATGCAAAGCATGGAGTATGATATAAAAACTTTACAAACAAGAATAAAAGATGTAAGTAAAGAAGCTATTGAAAGCTATATGAGAATACAGAAACACCGGCACTTTCGATTTAAAATAAGAGCAGAAGAACAATATCAACTTCTGTTTGAGAAAGGAAATGATTCTCTCGCATGTAAAGGAAAAGAATAATGCAGTTTGATCAGAAAGGTTACACAGTAGTTAGGTCAGCTTTAAACAAAACTATATCTACATTTGTATACGATTATTTTATGATGAAGAGAATGGTATTCTCCACTCTTTTATCTACAGGTTATGTATCTAAAACTTCTCAGTTATGGGGAACGTTTGACGATGCACAAGTTCCGGATACTTATTCCCATTATGGTGACATATGTATGGAGATGTTGCTAACAAAGTTACAAGAAAAGATGGAAGCAGAAACAGAACTAGAACTGGTGCCAACTTATTCTTATGCACGTATATATAAAAAGGGAGACATCCTTAAAAAACATAAAGACAGACCAAGTTGTGCTGTATCATGCACACTAAATTTAGGCGGACCACAAACATGGTCTATTTGGATTACCGATAAAGACGGTATGGAAAACGAAGTTATCTTAGAACAAGGAGACATGCTAGTTTACAAAGGCGACAAGCTAGAACATTGGAGAGAACCTTTTCAAGGTGATCACTGTGTACAAGTATTCTTACATTACAATGATACAAAGAGTGAATACAAAAATGCCTACGATGGCAGACTTCATCTAGGTTTACCAAAAGGAATAACAAATGGATAAAAAAGTAGAAATAATATCAGAGAATTTACCAAGAAAAACTAATTTTAGAATTATGGATCTGTTAATCCAAGAGGCATCTTGGAAACTAGCCAGCGACACTGACTCGTTATCACACAAAATTTTTGTTGAAACAAACGAACAAAAAGATTTAGGGTTTACATATACTACGTTTGATATGTACCAGAACGTAGATGTTGTCACAGAATTAAATACCTATGCAAATCTTTTGTTTGATCTGCATCAGAAGCATTGCAGGTCCTATAAACTAAAAAGACCTATCAGGTATATATGGAATTACTATAACAAAGGATCAGAAGGAACATGGCACGTAGACAATGGCAAGGATCCGAATGGTGATTATGTTACAGCCATATATAATTTAAACATATCTGACGGTGCAACAGAGATAGAAGACGTAGAGGGTGTAAGAAAATATCTAAGCCGTCCTTCAGAGTCTATTTTATTTCACAGTGGCATGAGGCACAGGGGCCTCGGACCTAAGAAATACACGGGTAGATTTAATTTAGCAATGATGATGGAGTTAAATGAAAATAGATAATTGGGGGCCCATACCTATATTCTGGGCAGACAATCCTAAACATAAAGAATACAAAGACAAGATAGTACAATTTTGTCTAAACGTTAAATCACACAATAAAGAAGATAAAAAGGATTGGGTAGCTCAAAGGGTATTTAGTTCTCTAAACTTACATAACTTATACCAAGATCTAAATTACGATCCTCTAAATATATGGATCGATTCACAAGTAGAAAAATTCAAAGAACTTGTAGATATTAAAGAAGATGTATTACAATGCGAGAACGCATGGTTTAACATATATGAAATGTATGACTACCAAGAGTTTCACCAACACAAAGGTCATGATTTATCTTGTGTATACTTTTTAAAGTCAGAGGAAGACGGACCCAAACTTGTATTTGAAAACAATAACAATCTGTTTAGTCTTACAAGTGGCTTTGATAATTTTGCACCTAGATATTTTTATGAGTCAATAGAAGGACGACTAATCATATTTCCGTCAGAATTAAGACATTGTGTTGAACAAAACTTAACCAATACTCAAAGAATAACATTAGCTTATAATTACAATGGATCATTCAACAGTAGATAATTTTTTACCTAAAGTAGATTTTGATAAACTACGAACGGTTATATACGGTCTGCACTTCCCTTGGTTCTATCAAGAAATTGTAGAGGGAGTAAAAGGTCAAGGCAACTATTGTTATTTTACACACCTATTATTAAACGAGGGTTTTCAAAACAGCGAGATGCTTGCTGACGTTTTGAATATATTAAAGCCACACTTTGAGTGGAAGATGATAGGAAGAATTAAATGTAACCTGTATCCAGGCACTGATAAATTAATTGAACATAAAGATCATGTAGATGCAGCCTGGTCACATAATGGCATCTTATTATCTATGAATACATGTGATGGAGTAACTGTATTAGAGGACGGCACAAGGATAGATTCTGTAGAGAACCGGGCTTTGTTTTTTGACCCAGGTAAACCACACCACAGCACAAACACCACAAACGCAAAAGCTAGGATCAACATAAACATAAATTATTTTTAATGTTGTTTCCTACAATAGTAATTGACAATTTTTTTGAAGATCCGGAAATGGTTTTAGAACATGCGAAGACCTTTGACTACAAGCCACCGGAGGATGGAAGCTATCCAGGGACGCGTAGCGTAAACGAAGACGAAACATTTTTTCAATTTACAACTAAAAGGATGATGGCAGCTCTGTACCCTATGGACTATAGAACTATGACATGGTCTGGTAGTCAATTCTTTCAAAAGATAGAAGGTAAAAATTATCCTTACGAGGGTTGGGTACACCAAGACCACACAAACACAGAGATAACTGCAATAGTTTATTTATCTAAGGACCAAGGTTGCGGCACAGCCATAAACACACCTTTGAGTCATGATAGAGAAATTATATTTATAGATAAGAAGCAGGATCAGTTTAAAGAAGTATATCACAAACAAGGTAAAGACGCAGAACTAAAAAAATCTCTAGATGAAAACAATAGTCGTTTTAAAAAAACAATAGAGGTTGACTCTGTATTTAACAGACTAATTATGTTTGATGCATCTAGTTATCATAGTGTTATTAAATTTGGTGACAAAGAAAGAATGACATTAATTACATTTCTATCTAGAATAGATTCGGAAAAACCTATAAAATACCCTTTGAGTGAAATGAGAAGAGCCTAATGCAATTTATTAAAAAATATAAAACATCGCCAGAACTATGTGACCTGATAGTAAAATACTTTTACGATAATGAAGATAAATGGAGTATTGGTAGAATAGGTACATCTAACGCAAGCTATATTGTGTCTGTGGAAAAAAGTATTAAAGACTCTATTGATTTATGTTTGAAAGAAATGCCGGACATACTAAAGCCATACTTTGACCATCTTATAGATTGTGTCCAAAAATACTCTGATGTATTTACAACACTACAAAGATCTGATGGGTTGGTAATAGGTGAGTCTGTAAACATACAAAAATATAATCCAGGTGGTGGGTTTAAGCAATGGCACACTGAAAGACTACCCACCAATACAGTCAAACAAGAAGACGATAAATCTATACAAAGAATTCTTGTGTTTATGACATATCTAAATGATGCAAAAGATAGTGGCACAGACTTTAAATATCAAGAGACTTCTTTCGATTGTGTCAAAGGAGACACCTTGATATGGCCTGCAGACTTTACGCATACACACAAAGGACAACCAACAAAAGAAACCAAGCACATAATTACAGGGTGGATGCACTATGGTAGGTGAGATAGTTAAACATAATCTCTTTGCAACACCTGTATACAGAGCAAAGATACTTCCGGACACTTACAAAAAAGAAAAGATAATAGAGGACATACAACATAACTTTAGTATTACTCCGGATAGAAATCTATTAGATGGACACTTGTCTGCATCTTCTTTCTTACACATGCATTACAAAGACGAAGACAATCCTAGATTTAAACGTGTGGACCTATCTAGTCTAGAGCCCATATACAAAGATTTTATATCAAAGTTTTTAATAGATCAAAAGATAACCGGTGATGAAGATTTAAAATTTGGTTTTAAGATAGTTAATTACACAGCATCTATGGACAATAACTTTATGAGAGCTCACAATCACATAAAAGATTCTGACTTTGCAGTGATACACTATGTGCAGTTTGAACCTGAGATACACTCTGCGACTGTGTTTACAAATCCTGGTAAATATATTGCTCTACACAATATGGATCTTAGAGATAAGTTTTATAATAAACTAGATCATACCCAGGTATCTAATTCTAATTACCACGAGTTCTTTGAGTTAAATACTTATGAAGATGATTGTTTTATATTTCCTAGCTATCTTCATCACGAGATACCTAGAGCAAAAGAAAAATACAACAAGCTTAGAATAGCTGTAGTCTGTAATATCTGGATAGATGTTTGAGAATCATTTAACCCATATAGAATATCCAACGCCCAATCAAAAAGCACAACAAAGATGGGACGTATCTGGTATAATAAAAGGTAGGAATCAAAGGTTTAAATTTGACACTAGACCCTTACGTAAAATACATAATATAATAGGTAAAAAAATAAACACAAAAAGCAGGGCAGAAAAGATGGTGTTTGAAACAAAAGATACTTTTATAGTGGCGGATTTACAGGAGTTAAACACACATATGCGGGCCCATAATATAGTCGTAATCAGACTAAAAGAAGTTGTTAATAGTTTGAACTGGAATATTATACTACCAAAAACAGATTGAATTACTCGTAGATCTGCTATACTACCAATAAATAGGTTCTAATATGCTACAAAAAGTAAATTTTCGACCCGGATTCAACAAACAAGTTACTCCTACTGGTGCCGAAGGGCAGTGGACAGGAGGAGACTATGTACGTTTTAGATATGGAACCCCTGAAAAAATAGGGGGCTGGGATCAACTCGGCGAAGATAATCTAACTGGGGCCGCTAGAGCCCTTCATCAATTTGACGATAATGCTGGAATTAAATATGCCGCTATCGGCACCAATCGAATTTTATATGTTTATTTAGGGGGTCAATTCCATGACATTCACCCCATCGATAAGACTATTACGGGCTGTGATTTTTCTACAGATGCGACAACAACAGTTACGATAACTTTTCCAACGCCTCATGGTATGGCTGAAGATGATATTGTTTTATTGGACACTGTTACCGCGCCTCCGGGCTCAGGCTACACCGATGCAGATTTTGAAGATAAAAAATTTATGGCAACGTCCATTCCTACTTCAACAACTATTACAATTACCATGGGCTCTGCTGCATCAGGAACCACGACTAATGTAGGAAGTTGTAGAGCTCAGACTTATTATACAGTCGGACCTTCCCAAGAACTTGGAGGTTATGGTTTTGGAACGGGTCAATGGTCGGGAACATCTGCAGGTCCAGCGACTACTACTTTAGTAACCACTATTGCGGCCGATGTTGCAGTGACAACTGTAGTGCTTACTGATTCAACTGCTTTTCCTTCTTCGGGAGAAATTAGAATAGACTCAGAAGATATTTCTTATACCGCTAACGATACAAGTACAGGAACTTTAAGCGGAGGAGCAAGAAACGTTAATGGAACAACTCTAGCCCTACATACAGCTGGCGCAACCATTACTGATATTTCAGACTATGTTGCATGGGGAGAATCTTCTTCACAAGACGTTACCATTGAACCTGGACTATGGGTATTAGATAATTATGGAACTACTCTTATTGCTCTTATTTATAACGGTAAATGTTTCTCATGGGACTCAACAGTTGCTAATCCAACGGCGACCCGAGCCACAGTAATTGCAGGAGCACCTACTGCTTCGAGACACATGTTAGTTTCTTCAGTTGATAGGCATTTAATTTTCTTTGGAACCGAAACAACTATTGGAACTAGTTCTACTCAAGATGATATGTTTATAAGATGGTCTGATCAAGAAAGTACAAGCGATTATACTCCTACCGCAACGAATACGGCAGGTACTCAAAGACTTGCCAATGGTTCTAAACTTATGGGAGCCATTAGAGGTCGGGAAGGTTTATACGTTTGGACCGATAATGCTATTTACCTTATGAAATTTGTAGGCCAGCCTTTTACCTTTTCTTTTGAACAAGTAGGAACGAACTGTGGACTCATTGGTAAAAATGCCTGTGTTGAAGTAGATGGTACTGCTTTCTGGATGTCAGAGAATGGTTTCTTTACTTATTCTGGCCAACTTCAATCTGTACCCTGTTTAGTAGAAGACTATGTTTACGATGATATTAATACCACTTCACGAAATTTAATTAATTGTGGCTTGAATAATCTCTTTGGAGAAATTAGTTGGTACTACTGTACTAATGGTTCTAATGTCGTGGATCGAGTTGTTACTTATAATTAT